ATTTTATAATATATAAGCTATTTTTTATATAAGAATTAAGAATTATGTTTTCTTCGTAACTTCTTTCTAGAAAAAAAGAATAAGCTCAATAGAACCTATTCTTTCTTTTTACTACATTTACCTATAGACTAACTCTAGTAAATATAGCAGTTCTTTTCTTATAGAAGCTTGTACAGTCATAAACTTTACAAGCATCCTCAAAGATGTCTTCATAGTCCAAACCTTCAAGTTCACTCAAAGGTTTGACAAATTCTATCTCTTTTGGTTCTTCTTTTCTACCAATATAAGTAGCATAACTACCAAATTGGTAAGTTGGGTCATAAACAGGATACCCAAGAAGAGTACCTCCACTGCAACATACAATGAACTGAAACCTTCCAGTTCTCAAAACTGGAACTTTGAACCCTTTGTATGTTGTAATAATGTATAGACCTGGATTTTCAAGCCTGTTTTCACCATCACTAGTTATACCACTTTCATGTTCATCCCATGGAGAACGATTAGGTATCCAATTAAACAGTCCATTAAAGATTTTAAATTTAGAAAGATATGTGTTAGACACATATATCTCCAAATTATCTATAGCCTCCTTAATATATTTTGCATTTATAAATGGAAGAGTCTTTCCTGAAAATCCTCCTTTTATTTTTTGCATTTTAACTCTTATAGCTTCTTTTTGGCTATAAGTTGGTTTTCTGTCTAGGAAGTCGTTGTATAACTCCCAAAACTTTACAGCTTCCTTATAGTCAGCCTTTGTAGGCTTTTGGAACTCATAAGTTCTTCCTTCTTCATTTGTAATTCTTAAAACATTTTTTGTACTCATATATAGTACCTCCTTAGATTTTATTAGTACCTATTATATTATAGGTTACATTTTATTATATATATATATGATTTTTCAACAAGAAAAAAGAAATCCTAAGTACTAAGACCTAAGATTTCTCTTTTATTATTTCTTATTTTTATCTAAATCATCTTTAAGTATACCAAATATTTCAGCAGTTTCAAATTTTTCTCCTTTTAAATCAGTGCCATCAAATAAACTACTGTCTTTTTTATTTGCTTCTTTTCTTATTATATCTAGAACTGCCATTCCTAGAGGACTACAGAATGTAAGTATATCTATTCTGCGTTCTCTTTTTATTCCACTATGTCTTCCACTCATATCAATATGTTCCTTTCGTGTTATTAATTAAATCATTCTTTTCCTTCTTTTTCAAGTAATTCATAGTAGCTTTAAACTTTGCATCTATAGCTTTACTTACAAATTCAAATGTTCTTTCATCATTTTCTTTTGTAAAATCTTTTTCATAAATAAGAATACATTTAAAATGATTATTACCTATTTCAGCATCTCTTATATCTACCAACTTATAATTCTTCTTACTTGCAGAAGTATTAACAGAGACAAACTCTCCATTAATTTCTGACATACTTCTATAGCAATTAAAGTTAATAATTATAACCACATTTCTATTATCATTTTCAAAATATTTATAATAATCCATATCAACTCTCCTAATAAGCAGTAATATACTCATAAATAATCAGTGCAGAATAATTAGCTCCATCTTTTCCATACTTAATGTCTTTAAGTCTATATTTATTTCTATTAGCAACTATATTAGTTTCATTTATAAAACTTTCTAGACTTTCTAAATCCATAGCAGTTCTTATAACTACTACATCTTTACTGGTAGTCTTTTCAAAATGTTCTTCAAGTACTTTTAATCCTTCATGCATCATAAATCTCATTATCTTCCATCCCTCCATCCCCAAATTCTATGTCCATCTTCTTTATCTTCTACTACCAAATTCTTACAACAAACTGCAAACATTCCTTTATATACATCATAACTAAATCTGTCACATCTAGTTAAACCAGTATTAACAGTTTTGTATTCAGAGTTTATTCTTACATTTTTAAGATAGTCTTCATCAAGTGTTATCTTAACTCCAGTTCCATCAAATGTGTTCTTTTCAATAATCCCAATAATTACTTTCATGTCTCTATCCATCACATAAGTTTTATAATGTCTTTTAACATTTCCAATTAAAAATACATCATCATTTATTTCTCCCATAACTACATTATTTATCCAATCCATTTCTTCATACCCTTCATACTTTTTATCAACAGTAATTTTAAACATCTTTCATCATCCTTTCTTTTCTCGTAATCAACCAGCATATTTCAGCTGGTTTTAATTTTCCTTATATTTCAATAAATCTGTTATCTTCAGTTACTACTAAAGGTTCTCCTAAAGGTTTATCTACCCCTAGAATGCTTTTTCTCCCAAGATAATAACCTACTAAAGCAATACTACCAAGTATTACAGTCCATTTAAGTATTCTCCCGAATGTAATACCTGAACCACTAACTTCCTGCGAATACTCTTCTTCTGGAGCATCTTCTATTACTATTCTTTCTACTCCAATACCTAAGTCTTCAAGAGTAGCACCTTGTTCTAGTGCTTCTCCTATCTTCCGCTTTAATTCTTCAAAATCTACTGTACTCATTCATGTACCTCCTTTTTAAAATAGTATTAACTAATTCTAGAATTAGTTTTCACATTATTATATGTAACTGTTTCTTTATAATATTATTCTTATATATAATACTTTGTAAACTCTGGACTACAGTATAATATGCCTCAAATTTGCATTATAAGGGGTCATAGAGACCAAAGTTTATAGTTGTCGTGTTAATATACATAAGGTTATAAAAATAGACAAATTTGCCGTCTTTTATAAGGAGGTGACATTTTAATGGTGATTTGTCAATGTTTATACTCATATGTACAAACACATTTATTATGAGAATTTAAAGTAAAGGAGTAGATTAAAATGAGTAATTTATTTGAAAGTTTGAAAAATTGTGGAAGAAATGAAGGTTATGTGTATTTGATTAGTAAAAGATATAATCCTGAAGATTATGATGATATTGAGGATTTTGTTAAAGATGTAATTGATGAGTATAAGGATACTGTTGGTTGGATTGGTAAAAATGTACTTATTGAGTTAAACCATTTATCATATAATAAAGATAGAATACAGTTAGCTAAAGAGGTAGATATATTTGCTAATTTATACAGTCTTGACTTTAATAATGGATTTACTGGAGAGTATAATAACCTTAGTGCTGAAGCAAGTGATGTTGAGACTGATGAATTTGATGGTGTTGATGATGACGATACTTGGAAAGACTAAGGAGGAAAACTTATGAAATTCAAATGGAGTGAACCTTATCTAATACCTATATACTTCTGGATTATATTTATGTTAGCTAAGTATACAAATGGAAATATCTTCGTATTGGTAGGCATTCAGTTATTTATACTTATAGTAGCTTATATAGACCTACTAATACAAAAGAGAAAATGGAATAAGGAAATGGAAAAGATTGAAGAAGAGTATAATAAAGCTCGTCAAGAGTTACTTGATGAACTTGATAAACTTGGAAAAGAATTAGAAGAAAATAAGGAGGAAAAATAAGATGGGATATTTCGTAGATGAAAGATATGGTGTTAAAACAGGTAGAGTAGTTAAAGCAGGTGTATTTGGAGCATTAGCTATAGTAGGACTTATAGTGTATTTAACTAATGTGTATACAGTACAAACTGGAGAAGTTGCAATAGTGAGTACTAATGGTAGAATATCAAGAATAGATACTGAAGGTTTACATTTTAAATACCCTTTAATTCAAAGTAAGGTATTTATGGAAACTAGAGAAAAGTCTTATATATTTGGCAAGACTGATGAAATGGATACTACACTTGAAGTATCTACTAAAGATATGCAAAGTATAAAGCTTGAATTTACAGTTCAAGCAAATATACATGACCCAGAAAAGCTTTATAGAGCTTTTGGTCTTAAATATCAAGAAAGATTTGTAAGACCAAGGGTAAAGGAAATAGTACAAGCTACTATTGCTAAGTACACAATAGAAGAATTCGTTACTAAAAGAGCTACTATAAGTAATGAAATCTTCCAAGATTTACAAGATGACTTTGCTAAATATGGAATGAGTGTTTCTAATGTTAGTATAGTTAATCATGACTTCTCTGATGAATATGAAAAAGCAATAGAAGCAAAGAAAGTAGCTGAGCAAAAAGTTGAAACTACTAAAGCAGAAGTAGCAAAAGCTCAAGTTGAAGCTGAAAATAGAGTTAAACTTGCAGAATATGCTTTAAAAGAAAAAGAACTTATTGCAAAAGCAAATGAGATTGAAAGTAATTCTCTATCTCCACAACTTCTAAGAAAGATGACTATAGAAAAGTGGGATGGAAAACTTCCTCAAGTGCAAGGAAGTAATACTTCAAATCTTATAAAAATAAATGAATAAAGGAAGGTATAAGAATATGAGAAAAGTAATTATGTGTTTAATTTTAGTGCTGTCTAGCTTCGTAGCAGAAGCTAGAGTTAAGAGTTATAATATAGATAAAAAAGAAGTAGTAAAGTTGGTAGTAGAAGCAAATAAATTAGTATTTGAAGAAGATTTGGAGAAATGGAATGAAATAATGTTTGGAACTTTATCTGCAGAAACAGATATGGGTGCATTTAAAGGTTCTTCTAAACATGGAATAGCACAAATAACTCCTATTGCTTTTAAGTTTATAAAGAATAATATACTTAAAGATGAAGAACTTTATAATAAACTTAAAAAAGAAGGAATAGACTTTAAGAAAATAAGCTTTAATGATTTAACTAATAATCATAAAGCATCTGTAGTTGCTATGAGTTTATATTATAAATATGTAGCAAAAACTAAGAAAATAAATATTAAAGGTAAAACACCAGCACAAGTATGGAAGACACTTTATAATACATCAGCAGGTGCTGGAACACTTAATCATTTTAATAAAGCATATGCAAGAAATAAAGAAGTAATAGAAATAGCTATGAATGAAATATATGAAACAGAAAGAAGAGAGCTTAAAGATATGCTTTATGCAAAAGAAGTTAAGGAAGTTGGTAACAAGTTAGTTATGGTAAATCCTAGAGAAAAGGATTTAGAAGTTAAAGATAATCCTAAGTTTGCTAGGTTCTTTGACACTAAGAAAGTTATAGAAGATGAAATAAATACTATTCTTGGAATAGCAAAACTTATGGATGATTTAAAACACAATGGTAACAAGTATTTAAAGAATTACATATACTAAAATAACTAAAAGTAAAGGAGGAAGCAATGAATGGGTCCATAGCAAAACTAAAATTAGTAGTAGGAAGTATTATAGCATCAAATTATAAAATGAATTTAGCCAAGGAGGTAAATATGTTTGACTTAATAGCATTCAACTCAAATCATCCAGAACTTGTAGAGGATGTAAAAGAAATATTGGAATTAAATGGTAATAATAAGGTACTTATTGCAGTATATAAAGCAAATCTATATGAAGGTAATGAATATGGATTTAAAGAAATAGGTATGAGAAGTTATGATTTCTTAAAAGCTTTTGCTAATGCTTATTATGATGAAGCAGATGTTATGTATGAAACTGACCTTAATATCTTTGATTATAATGAAGTATATAGAAGTAATAACTATGATATTAGTAAGGTTGTAGCTCATATAAGAAAGAATAATTTTGATTATCCAGCTGCAAATGTAAGACTATATGAACTTCAATTCAGTGGTCTTAAAGTTGTAGGACATGCAATGATTACTGACATTATTATACATCAATAAAAATAAAAGGAGACTAATAGAATGAAAGAATTTAATAAAGATAAATATCAAAAATATGGTAAACCAACTTACAATACTGACAAAAAAGATTTTAAAAAGAAACCATTTGGTGATAAAAAACCATTTGATAAGAAAGGATTTAATAAACCTAAATTTAACGCCAAACCTAAGGTTACTAAAATAGTCCAATCTATTTCTATAAAAGGAAGTCTTTATGCTTCTGGTAATAATACTTATACAGTACAAGATAAGCTTAATGCACTTCTTAAAGAACTTAGCAAATCAAAGATAGCACTTGCTTATTCTCCACAAAGTATTACATTTAGCTATTATGATGCAGCTAAGAAGAAAGAAATTATAAAAGAAAAGATTACTGTATGTTATTTAATTGAAGAAGCTAAGTTAGAAGAAACAGCAAAACACTTAGCTCAATTCGTTAAGTATCTTGATACAAATGACATAAATTCACAAAAAGGAGAAATATAGATGAGTAAGTCTTATGATGCTAGTGCAATTAAAGTTATGAAAGGACTTGAGGCACTTCAATTAAGACCTGCTATGTATATTGGTAATACAGACAGTCTTGGACTTCATCATATTATAATAGAGATTATCTCAAACTCTATAGATGAATATGCAAGAGGAGTTTGTACTGATATTAATATTAAGATTACTAAAGATGGATATGTTGTAGTAGAAGATAATGGAGGAGGTATACCAGTATCTCCTCATAGTGAATTTAAAGATATGAGTACACTTACAGTTCTATTTACTATAATGCATTCTACTGGTAAACTTGATAATAGCATCTATAATAATTCTATTGGTCTTCATGGCATAGGCTGTAAAGCAGCCTGTGCTCTTTCTGAAGACCTAGAAGTAAAAGTCTTAAGAGAAGGAAAGATATTCCGTCAAGTTTTTTCTTTTGGAAAAATATTATCTCCAGTAGAAGAAATAGGTAAAACTACTCAAACTGGAACTATAGTAAAGTTTAAACCATCTAAAAAGATATTTAAAGAAAGTACTGAATTCAAGTTTAATATAATTGCTGACTTCTGCGAAGGTGCTTCTTATATTACTAAAGGACTTAGATTTAATTTATCTGATGAGCGTGATGGAAGAACACAAACTTTCTATTCTAAAGGTGGAATAGTAGAACTTCTTTCTAAAATATCGCAAGAAACAGAAAGAAATATGCTAGTTAAGCCTATTTATTTTGAAGGAGAAAGTCTGTCTCGTGATAATAAAGCAAAAGACTATGTAGAAATAGTACTTTCTTATCATGATAAATCACAAGATAATATCCGTTCTTATGTAAATTTTCTAAGAATGGTTAATGGTGGAACACATGAAACTGGATTTAAAACAGGACTTACAAGAGTTATTAATAAGGTAGCAAGAGAAGTAGGCTTTCTTAAAGATAAAGATAGCAATTTTGAAGGTTCTGAAATACAAGAAGGTCTTATGTGTATAATAAGTTTTAAAGGAGCACAACCTGAGTTTGAAGGTCAAACTAAAGCAAAGGTTAATAATCCTGAATATATTAGTATGGTTTCTTCTTGTGTTTTTTCTAATCTTGAAGTATATTTGATGGATAATCCTAAAGAATGTAATATTATTCTAAATAGAATAATGAAGACTAGGAAGCAAAGAGAAGAAATAAAGAAAATAAAAGATGCAAGTTCAGACATTAAAAAGAATATGGTAGATAAATTTAAAGGAAAACTTGCAGATTGCTCATCTCACACAAAAGTAGAAGATAGAGAGTTATATATAGTAGAGGGTAGGTTGGCATAAACTATTGCTCTCGTTAAACCCTTCTAATTGCGGGAAACTACCAATAATGTCTTAACTACTACTTATAGACAGTGATGTACTATAAAACTACGACCGTAATAGTGGTAAGTAGCATAGTGAAAACGTTAAGATTAGGTATAATCGACGCAGCGAAGTTTCTAAAATACTCTAAAGTAAATAAAAGAGGTGATAAATATGAAATTTAATCCAAGTAAGGAAATAAAAGAAAAAGTAGAAATAGCAGGAACTGAAAGTACTTCTAAAGTCAAAAGAACTTCTATAGGTTCTGATAGACTAAATAAAAGTATAGATAAAGTTTTTGCAAAATATGACAAAACTATCAAGAGGTTATCATGATTACAGTAGAAGAAGTAATAGAAATACATGATAGAGTACTTTCTCAATATGGAGGTCTTCAAGGTATAAGAGATAGAAACTTATTAGAGTCTTCAGTTGAAGGCATTTATCAATCATTTGGTGAATTTGAGTTCTATCCTACTATACTAGATAAAATAGCTAGACTTACATTTAATATAATTGCTAATCATCCATTCAGTGATGGTAATAAAAGAACCGCTTATGTCTGTATGACTGTATTATTAGATACTAATAATATAAGCATAAATGAAACTAAAGTGGCAAATATAGATAAACTTATTATAGATGTAGGTTCAAGCAAGATAGATTTTGAGGAATTCAGAGAGAATGTGTATAAATTAGTAGAGTAAATTTTAGAAATGTGTTCAGAGACTAGGGTGTTATATTCAGTAACGATAAAAGTGGATGTAACATATGTAGAGCCGTAAGCTTATGACGGTAAGGTTATAAATGCCAACCTATTTAAATCGAAACGGAGGGAGAAAAGATATAGTCCAAGACAGTAATTTTTTCTTTTTTAATTACTGAAGTTCTAAAAAGAACTGCTTAAAAGTTGCGTTTTAGGTGAAATAAGAATAGTGCTGCTGGGTCAGCCAAGCAAGGAAGAGATGTAGTTTGTCAAGCTATCCTTCCGATAAGAGGAAAAATAACAAATGCTGAAAGAAAAGATTTAGTAGAGGTTTTAAAAAATGAAGAAGTTCGTTCTATTATAAATGCTTTAGGAGCTGGATATCTAGATACTTTTGATATAAAGAAACTAAGATATGGGAAAATCGTAATAATGACAGATCGAGATCTTGACGGTTCACATATTAGAACTCTTCTTGTAACATTAATATTTAGATTAATGCCAGAAGTTATAGAAGCAGGAAAACTTTACTCTGCATGTCCTCCTCTTTACAGAGTAATTCAAGGTAAGAAAATATCATATTTTGATACAGATGAAGAAAAAGATAAGTATGTAAAAGAGCTTAAAGATAAAGGAATTACAAATTTTATGGTAACTCGTTTCAAAGGGTTGACTAAAATTAGCCCCGAAAAACAGCAATGTTTTGGAATAATACATTTAATTACTGGGAGGTCTTTAGGATACCAAAGTGTTGCCTAAATGAATAATCAGTAGCGAAGACTTTATAGAAATATAATTTAACGTTCACAGACTAGGCAGTTATGTAGAGATATATAACAAGAGTAAATTTCCTTATAGAAGATAAGGTTTTGAGTTAATTGCACTCATGTAATAAGAAATGGTGTACCCTCTTATTTAAGAGGTGAAGAGATAGTCGGGATAGATGTGATTAAAAAATTAGCATACTATTCGTAGGAGAAATGAACCCAAAAGATTTGTATGAAACTACTTTAGATAGAAGCACTTATAGACTTACAAGAATTACTATGAAAGATAAATCAAAAACAGATGAAGTTATATCTGGTATTATGGGTAAAGATAGTAAAATAAGAAAAGAAATGATTATAGGAGGATAGAATAATGCCAGCTATTATAGAAGAAAAGGATATTATAGAGGATGTAAAAGAAAGTTATACAGATTATGCAAGGATGGTTATAAATGAAAGAGCCATTTCTAACATAGAAGATAACCAAAAACCATCTTCATTAGCAGTATTATATGCAATGCATGATTTAAGAATAAATTATAATGGTTCATTTGTAAAATCTGCTAGAATAGTTGGAGAAGTAATAGGTAAATATCACCCTCACGGTGATGCTGCAGCTTATGGAACTCTTGTGAATATGGCACAAGATTTCTCAGTTAATATACCATATATTTCTCCAAATGGAAATTTTGGTTCAATATCAAATGACCAAGAAGCTGATAAAAGATATACAGAATGTAAACTTAACTGGTATGCTGAAAAAGTATTGCTTAAAGATTTAGCTGAAGGTATAGTTGAATATGTTCCCAACTATGATGATAGTTTGCTTATGCCTTCTTATTTTCCAGAAATAATTCCAGATTTACTTATAAATGGTAATATAGGAATAGGAGTTGGATTTGCAGCATCTTTTCTACCACATAATCTTAATGATGTAATTAATCTTTGTATAGAGTATGTAAAAAATAGAAATATTACAGCAGAAGATATGTATGAAATAATTAAAGGACCAGATTTTCCATTAGGGGGTATTATAAATGGAACAGATGGTCTTAAAAGATGCTATACAAGTGGAGATGGTTATGTAAGAGTAAGAGGAGAATACAAAGTAGAAAAGGATAGTAAAGGTAATGAGAGAATAGTCATTACCTCTATTCCTTATAATACTAAAATACCAGATATAACTATTGCAGTTGGAACATTAGTTGATAATGGAGAACTTAATATAAAAGACATAAGAGATGAGACTACTCAAAAAGGTGGGATTAGAATATGTATAGACTTAGCAAAAGGAGAAAGTATAGATAGAGTTGTATCTCTTCTTATACATAAAACTCCTTTTGAGAAAGTATTAAAACCTTTGCATAACTTACTTGTAAATGGTAAGTTTAAAGAGAAAGTTAATATAAAAGATATTATGAGTTCTTTTATTGCTTTTAGAGAAAAATGTCTTCATAATAAGTTTATGTTAGAACTTAAAGCAAAGCAAGATAGACTACATATCTTACAAGGTCTTTTTATAGTAACTAAGGATATAGATAAAGCAGTTAAAATAATAAGAAATGCAAAAGATAATCAAGATGCTAAGGCAACACTTATGAAAGTATTTAAGTTATCTGAAGCACAAGCTCAATATATTCTTGATTTAAAACTTGCAAGACTTACAAAGCTTAATATGAGTGATGCAAGAGAGGAAGAAAAGAATGTAACTGAGAGAATAAAAACTCTTACAAGAATTACAAGAACTGTATCTAATAAAGAAGTAGATGCTTATATGATTGCTGAATGGGAAGAAATAAGAAATCTTAGAGAAGCAAAGCCTTATCTTACTAGAAAGACTAAAATACAAAAGAAAAGAGAAGAAGTAACACTTGATGATACTATCCCTGATACTCCATGTAATATAATTATAACTAAGAAAGGTTATATTAAAAGAACTGAAGATTTAAACAAGGAGCAAAAGCGTGGAGGTAAAGGTTCATCAGTAGGAACACTTCAAGAAGATGATGAAATATCTCAAGTAATTAATACTTCTACTAGAAATACTTTAATATTCTTAACTAGTAAAGGAAGAATATATTCAAAGAAAGTATATGAAATAGAACCAGTATCTAGACTTGCAAGAGGACAGCTTGCTAGAAATGTACTAAGTTTAAGAGAAAGTGAAAATGTAGTATTAGTATTTGTAAATGATGTAGAAGATGGTAATATTATATCTTGTAGTTTAAAAGGAATGGTTAAATCTACTGACTTAAAGAATATAAGAAATATACAAGCAAATGGAAAGAACTTAATTGGGGTAGAAAGTGGAGATAAGATAGTAGATATAGTTATAATTCCAAAAGAAAGAGAGTGTAAAGATGTAATAATTGCTACTAGAAATGGAATGTGTATAAGAATTGATAGTACTGAGGTTAGACCTACTGGAGTTGGAGCATACGGAGTAATAGGAATTAAGCTTAATAAAGAAGAAAAAGACTATGTTGCTTCTATGTGTAAAGTAGGAGAAAAGCCAATAGTATTTATATCAGAAAGTGGACATGTTAAAAGAGTAAATCCAAATGAATTTAAACTTCAAAATAAGAATGGAGTAGGAGTTAAATGTACTAATACTTCAAGAAATAACTACATAGTAGTAATGAAGTCTCAAGAGGATATGAGTAACTTACTAATCTATACAAAATATGGAAAATCTATACTTTGTAATTTAGATGATGTAAGAATGGTAGGAAGAACTTCGCAAGGAGTTAAAGGAATAAACCTTGTTAAAGATGATTTAGTAATAGGAGCTGAACTTATATGAAGAAAATAGAGTTTGAATTAGATGATAGTATTTATAATGAAATACTAGATGTAGTTAAAGATGAAACTAAAGTAGTAGAATATTGTAAAACTGCTACTTTGGGAAAGATTTATCTAAGAAAAGCTATGCTTGGAGTAATGAGTAGTAAAAACAAAGAGTATACTACAACAGATGATATATTTGGAGTAGAAGATAATTAAATATAATCAAGTGTTATAACTAAATTATAAGGAGGTAGTCATGAAGATTACAAAGAATACTAAAATTACACTAGCAAAAGGAAGTTATTTACTAGCGTCAGATTATATTGATAACTGGAGTAAAGATTATCCTAAAGCATATGAATTTGCATATGTTGATGGTAGTGCAATTATGAATGAGTTTAATACTGAGAATTGGGGTAATAATGATGATAATTTTTCTTTGCTAACTTTAGATGGATTAGTACTTTATAAGAGTAGTAAATTTGATTTAGAACATCCTCAAACAGATATTAACATGGAGAAAGAAGAAAATACTTATCATGTTACATTATCAAATGGAAATACTATTGATTTAGACCCATATGCTAGTGTGATAAAGTATGGTAAAGAAGCAAAAGATATTGATAGCATTGAGATTATAATTCAGGAAGATGTGGATGATGATAGCAATCTGGTAATAAGAGCTCCTAAAGATGTAAAAACTTTAAAAGATTTATTTGTAGTTTATACTAGAGATGTAGTTGCAAATAAATGTACAGCACTAGCTTTAAGAGTAGGAGATAAAATAGTTACAGGTAAAATAGACGGAGATGATGTAAGTCTTGATATAGCAACTATTGAAAGCATTGAGCGTAAATCTACTATAATGTATGATATAAAACCATTCTTTAGTGGAACTAATAGTGAATATAAGTATGTTATGTTAAATGATGTACTTGTATGCTTAGGGAGGTAGATATGTATAAATATAAATTACCACCAATACATATGATTAGTATGAAGGATAGGAAGTTTTCTTCCTATCTTGATACTAAAGCAGAAGAGGATAAAAGTTGCTATTATTTATTTGGAAAGAATGAGAATAGAAGATATTCTCTTATTTTATCCTCTGATTTTTCTGCTATTTCTGAAAATAGATATTTTTATTGTGGAAAAGTTATAAATCCTGATAGTGGAAAACTTACTAGTATTTATAAAGAAAGAAGTGTTAAAGGACATCTTGGTTATGTTAATATAGATACTAGAACTAGAACTACTAAAAACCATGTAATAGGAGCAGAAATAGAAGGATTTATTCTAATTCAAACTCAGAATAAGAAATATCTTATATATGAAGGTAATGTAAGAGTGTATGAGATATATAATATGGGTCCAAAACACTACCTTTCTAAAAAAGAAAGAGTAATAGATTGGGGAGAGCTTATAACTGAAGATGATATGTACTGTATTAATGCAATTACTGACATAAAGGAGATGAATTACAAGTATGATGGAACTGTTTAAGTATAATAATAAAGAACATCTTATTGAACTTGCAAGAAGAATAAGACAAGAACCTTTAAATAATACTGAATATATGATGGAATTCTTTGATGATTTCTTTATGAAAGCAAATGCAGCTAAACTATACGTTAATGCATGTCTTCAGAATATGTTTGATGCCTTTAAGGTATCAAGAAAAAGAAGTATAAGAGAGAAGTTATTTTTTACTACTTCTTATGAGAAAGGTAATCCTCAGAAATACTCAACTCAGGTATTAAGAGCACTTCTAAAAGATGAAGAACTTTTTATGCCTGAGATTTCTATTCCTTTTATACTTGACAGACTTAAATCTCAATTTTATCGTCTTTCTATAATAGGAAATGATATAGTTACAGTACAACATAGTTTACTTGGATACATAAAAGCATACTTAAATGATGAAAGATATAAGAAAATACTAGATGAACCACTTTATAAAGATACAGACACTCCGTGGGAAGTTGATAGAAAGATAAAAGAAGTTGCAAAACTATTTGAAACTGGAGATATCTTTATAGACCCATTAAGTTATTACTTTATGAGTGGTGTTAAAGCAAATCTTGCACAAGTTCTAACATTTGGTGTTACATATGGAATGATGCCAGATGCTCAAAATACATATATTGCTCATGAACCTATAAGAAATCCATTAATAAATGGTCTTAGGAAGAAAAGAGATATTATGTATATGGACCAAATGGCAATTAAAGCAAGATTTGTTGGTAAGAATGATATTAAAGAAGGTGGAACTATCTTTAAATATGTAATGAGTGCTCTTCTTCCTGCAAAATTAAATGCTGCAGATACAAGAGAAGTAATTCATGATTGTGGTACACATACTACTTGGCATATAAAGATAGAAAAAGAAAGTGATTTGATTTTCTTTAGAGGAAAGTATTATGTAGATGATAAAGGTGAAATAGCAGGATATATTGATTATGACAGACTTGACTTGATTGGTAAGGAGTTAAGAATAAGAAGTATTATTAACTGTACTGGAGAAACTATCTGTCTTAACTGTTTTGGTCATTTTAATAAGTTCATGAGAGATAATGCAATTCACTATAATAACTATATCTCTTATATAATACACCATATATCAGATATAGTTCAAGGTATTATATCTATAAAACACTTTATAGTAGCAATAGTAAAAGCTATAATGATTTCTTATGGAGACATAAGAGATATTGACTTAGAAGAGTTTATAAGAACTACAGATATAATAAAGAAGATGGAATTTGATAGGATTTACTTTAATAAGAAATATAAAGTAGAACTTAGAAGTATTCCTCTTAAAGTATCTGCAAGTGGAATGCCTTTAAAATCTAAAAATGAACTTTATATTAATGGAATAAGACTTGAAACTACTCAAGATATACATGCAATGGAAGATGGAAGTTATAAAATAGATATTCCAAATGATAGTGTTATTGCAGTAGCTGAAAGATTTTATGAAGTTATCAATGGAGGTAATAAATTCGTTGAAGATAATAAAGAATTTATAAACTCACTTGAAACTACTGAAGAAAAGATAAGATACATTTATAAGTTTATGAAAGATAGGCTTAAACTTGACCATTTTATAGAATATGAAACATTGATATATGTACTTCTTAAAGATGGTGAAGATGATAGTAAAAGAGCAACTGTTGATAGTAAGTCTATTAAATATACAAATGTATCAAATACAATAACTTCTCCTCAAAAGAGCTCTAATATAGGAATAGGAATGATACACGGATACATTAAAAAGATATTTGAACTTACTAAACAAAATGTTCAACCATCTGAAACAGATGTATTCTATAACATTATTACTCATAAAAGAGATACAGCAAGAGGAGATTTATATCAAGAACTTAATAATATAATAAATAGAACATTCACAGCAGACATGGCAATAAATGATATTGAAGGTGCTTTAGATGAAGATGAATGTGCAACTATTGAAAGAGGAGATATTTAAATGAGAAAGAAAAATAAGAAAATCAAAATGCCTAATTCTTACTTTATAGAAAAAGATATAAGAAGTGTTGACCATTTATTAAATGGTAAATCAGAAAAAGAAGATAGTTCTAAGAAAGGATAAAATATGTTTAAAAGACCTAAAAGAATTAAATATAAAGAACTACTTAAGAAAAGAGGAGTTGAAGTAAAACATATAGCTAATTCTACTTCAGTTATTATGATTTGTGACCGTAGTAAATACTACTAATATTAAAATACCCCTGACAAATATCATAGTCAGGGGTAACTATTTTTTATTTTTTCTTTAAAATAAAGGTGGTGATATTATTGTATGTAATATATGAGTCATCTACTGCTTTCTTTATACCAAAGAATAGTCTTACTGGTAATAGCTATATGAATTTAAAGTCAAAGTTATCTACTATTGAGTTTAAAACAGAACAGCAAATACCTAAAGCTTTCTTTGAAATAAAAGGAGAAACTAAAGATGATACACTTATTGCTATTCCTAAGATATCAAAAGATATAATTTTATCAGTTACTAGGAACTATTATACTTACAAGGAATTAAAAATAGGTTATGAAGATAATGTTCCTTATAAACTTAATTTTCCTCCTCTTAAACACCAAGAGAAATTAGCTGATAAACTTGTAAAACACTTTATCTTAAATGAAGATAAAAGGATTATTCTTGCTTTATCCCCAGGGTTAAGTATTACTAAGCCCTCACGAGCCTAACTGCTTGGAGCATTCAAAATGTTATAACTACTAAGTAAATATAGTGATATATTTATGGCAATAGGTCTAAAGCTTATTGGTATAGTAATTAATGTTGTAAACTATGGGTGTGTTGAGCAACAAAGTCTGTTTATAAATTTGTAAATAAAAGGAGGTATACGGTATGTATAATATTGATAAATTTATCAATGAAGTAGTTAAAAAAGCAAATGAAACATCTAAACTTGATGTAGGAAAGTTCTGGAGAGCTGTCGGAGATAACCAACAAGTTCTATTAGCTCTTAGACTTGAACTTAATAAAATAGGAGTAGATGAAACTGTAGTAACTAGAGCTAATGTAGATAAGTTAATTGCAGAAGATATAACTGGAGTTAAGTTATCAGATGTAACTAAAGTTATTGAGTTTGTAAATAAATCATTTACTAAAGTCTTAAAAGGTGTCACTACAGTAGCTCCACCTACTCCACCTGCAAATAAAAAGATAAAAGTAACTTTTAAAGGTGGAGAAGATGCATTAATTGATGGTCAAGCTTCTAAAGAAGTAACAGTTACAGGAAATTCACCAACAGCTCCAGTTGGTCTTAAAGGATTAGCTTGGCCTACAGTTACAATTAAGACAGAAAAAGCTGCTACTAAGCAAAGAGATGGACTTAAATGGACAGCTACTGGTGGTGTAACAGGAGTTAAAGAACAAGCTGAAATTAATAATTCATCTTCTGCAACTGATGTAGTATTAACAGTAGTAACAAAAGCTAAAAGTTAATAAACAGATGGGTCCAACGACTATCGAAAGCCATAGAGTTAGAGTTTAAAAAGCAAGTTAAATCCCGATAATATTCTTTTTAGAGTATTATCGGGTATAACCTATTTTAATTTAGCATTTTAATCTATGAGGTAAGGAGCTTAACTAACTTGGAAGAAATAAATATAAGTCGCAAATTCTTATATTTAATAGCTAGTAGAGTAGTATTATTATATACGAAACGGTTCGTAGATTATATCGGAGACGGTATAGTTTAAAGACATAGTCTAACAGTAGGTAAAACTTATCTTGCATCTTATTGCATAAGTAATTTGAATTGCAAGTTTTTATTTATAGTGTATAACACTGATTTAATAAAGCAAGGATATGAAAGTATAGGAAAAGTAATTGGTTTTGATGGTTTGTATATACTTAGTAAAGGTTCTGATATAATGGAACTTAACTATGATAATATAAATGGTTTATTTCTTACTCATAGTATGCTAGATAGTATATGCAAAACATATGGAATGGAAGAAATATCTGAAATATTTGCAAATAAAATGGGACTTAGAATGAAAATAATAGACGAAGTAGATAGAAATGTTTCTACTACTTATAAACTAGAAGTATATTTTACTTTTAAATATAATCTATATCTAACAGGAACACCATATAGAAACCTACAAACAGATAATAGAGTATTTCAACTTATCTATAAAAAGGTTGCTCATATGGGAGACGATATAGAAGTTCCTCCTAATAAAAATATTTACTTTATAAGAGGAAAGATGAACCCAACTAGAAAAGAATTTCTTAAGATAAGAGGTTGGAATGAGTCAATGTTTAAAATAGAATATAATAATATATTTGCAAGAAAAGATATATTCTTGGATTTTATAATGGATAAAATGTATAATAAAGAAGATAGTTTATTTAAAAAGCTTCTAGATGAAGATGGAAGAATAGTCTTCTTTGTAGGAAGAATTGAAAATTGTGAAATAGTTGCTAAGAAACTGACTGAAAGATTTGGAATTGATGAAGATGATATAGGTATAGTAAACAGTAGTAAAAGTGTAAAAGAAAATGAAGTTAATAAAAATAAAAAGTTTATTGTATCTACTACTCAGAAAATAGGAAGGGGTTATGATGACAAGAAGATAAGAGCATTAGTTTTACTTGAATTTACTTTTGCAAGAAGTGAGATAATACAAACTTTATCAAGAGTAGGTAGAGTAGGAGGAGATTTAGGTCATGTTGTATATCCAGTTGATATGAGCTTTAGTCAAACTATAAATACTTTTAATAAAAGAAAGAATGAAAACTTATTTAAAGATGGTTTTATTCATCAATATGGTACAGAAATACCAGCTGAATATGCAAGTAATTATATAAATGGATATAGAAAAGATAGTCCAGAAGCTCAAGCTATACAAAAAGAAGAAAAGGCTAAGAAAAAAGGTGGAAATATCTATAAGATTTTTAAAGGAAGGTAAGATAAGAAATGAGGGAATATTCAAATTATGACACAAAAGTATACCAAGAAGCGATTTCATTATATAAAAGTGGATTTAAACCAACATACAAACTTATATGCCTAATTAAAACTATTTCTTTTATAGAATTTAGGAAATATGTAAAAGATACATATGGATATGACCCAGATGATAAAGATGTAGAATTTAGTAACAAGCTACTTAAAAAGAGTAAACTTGAATTTATAAGAAAGTTTGTAGAGCCTTATGGTTCTATATATGCAGATTATAAAAGTTTAGACCTTTATGTATATATGTATAAAGTAATAAAAGAGAATAATCTTGACTACTATGATAGAAAGTTATTTAGTAAACTTAATGCTATTAATAGTAAAGTATTTACTGATAGAAAAGTTATAAATAAGCTTAAGTTAAGATATTCTCTTTTTTCTTCTATTCCTATTAGTTAGATATATTAATATGTAGAGAGTTCTACAAATAAATATAAAAAGGAGAGATTTAAATGGAGATTTTACATTTAACAGCAGTAAAGGATTTTGAAAAAGGAACAGCATATGGAGAAAGATGTTTAACTTATGAATATCATAATAAAAGTGATAAAGCATTGGTTATAATATCTCATTCAGATTTAGATGGAGTTACAAGTGCTATTAATATGCTTTTTGGAGCTATTATGATGGGATATGACACATTTGTATACTTAGAGCGTACTTCTACAGAGGCTACTAGTACAGAACTTGCTATATATGCCTATAATGAGCTTAAAACAAGGCTTCATCATTATAAGAATGTAGAAATAGCATTTACTGACAGAATGTTTATGAACCCACAAGAGTTTCTTAAAAATGTTGCATTAGAACATGTACTTGGTAAAACACTTAAGTTCACTTGGTATGACCATCATGAAGGTAACTATAGAAGTAGAGAAGAACTTAATAATAAGTTTGGACTTCCTAACATTGATGTATTTGAAGATTATGAAGTTATAACAGATATTTATCATTGTGGAGCATCTATTTCTGCAGTTAGAATGTGCAAAAGAGTATTAGAATGTGAAACTATAGTTGAAGAATATATAGGTAAAGCTTCTAAATTTATGGAAAATCTTATATACTTTAGTAAGAAAGTAAATCTTTGGGATACTTTCTTATGGAAGAAAGAATATAAGAGCACAGATAATGAGTATATTCTTGGTCAAATGATGGGTAGCATTGATAAAATGTTTGATAATGAAAAAGATGTATTTAAGCATTTAATTGATGCTGCAAAACTATATGATGGACTTGATAATAAGGAAGTTGATGCATTTATCTTAGAATGTTATACTAAGTATAAAGAACTAGTTTCTAAAGTATATGAAGATGTACTTAAAGATGAACTAGGAGATAAAGTGTATAGATTTGACCCTAAAACTAATAAACATTATAACATAGTTTTACTTCCAGTAGAATGGAAATATAGCTCAGCTGTAAAAGAAATGTTTATGGAAGAGTTTGATAAAACAGATTGTGTTATAACTTTTAATAAGTTTGGAGGAACAGTTTATACAAAAGATGGATATACTGAATTTCCTAGTTATAATCTTGCAGAATTTATAGGAACTATGTATGGATTTACAGGTGGAGGTCATCAAAATGCAGCAGGTTTTAAAATTCATAAAGACTTCCCAGCATTTTATGATGAAAGAAAGTGTTTAAGTACTAATCTAGAAAGAATAAGATTAGCACTTAATGAGTTTATGTTTGAATTAATAGAAGGAGGTCTACATAGTGAGTTCAGAAACACAAGTAAATAATAATGTACAAACTATATTAACTACGGTTAATAATGTAGTTTTTAGTTATGATTTATGGTGTCTGGATATACTAGGAGATAACTTTAGAAGAATTAAAGAGGACGATTTTAATCGTCTTCTTTCTTCTATAGTTAAAAAACTTGAGTTTTTTCTAGCTATTCCTTATACTGTAAAAGTAAATGAATTTAAGAAATTAGTATTAGTTCCAAAAGAAAGTTCTATATTTATTCCAAGTGATATAAATAAGAACTTTATTTATTTAAAACCAAGTATTATGTTTGGAGAAGAATTGAAATTTCTTTTAGAGGAATATGAGAATATGTGTTATGCTACTATTCCTAGCTTTATTAATAAGAATATAGAAAACTATCTAGATAATGAGAATAATTATTTTTTAGTATTTAAAAATAACCTTGTAGATGATGAAAGAATACTTAGAAATTTCTTAGGACATAATATAAAAGTATTTGAATGTACAAAAGAGGGACTGTTTAAATATCTTGATAGATATCTATCTAATGATAAGATACCAAATGCACACTTTATTTCTGATAATTTCTGGGTAGAACTTAGCATATTTGATATCATAGAGAAAGAAAATCTTCAAAATGATAGTAGAATAGATAAGTTTATAATGAGTGGAAAGTCTATTCTTTATACTCCAGATAATAAAGGAATGTTTGATGCTTTAGAAAAGGCATTAAATGAAGAAGGAAATAAAGATATAGATATAAGTGGATTTGGTGTTAGTAAACTTTGGGATTTAAAATAAGGAGGTAATTATGAGAGGAGAATTTAAAAACGATACTCCTGTTCCTGCTAAAGAGACTAAATATAAGTTTGAACTTGATAAAGAAGAGGAAGAGCTTCTTATGACTAAGTTTGAAGAAGCGTGTCAAGAACCATCTGAGATAGTTTCTCAAGTAAGACATGACTTGTATCGTAGTCTTATAATAAAGTTCTTCCAAGAAAAACTTAGAGTTGAACTTGGAAAGCTTTTAGATGAAAAGAAAGAAAAGTGGAAAGCAGATAATGAATGGGTAAAGAAATGTAAGAAATGCAAAATACTTAAAAGTGAGCTTCATCTTGTATCTAATATAGAAGAAAAGGCACAAGATAAAGATAAACTAAAAGGATATAAGATATCTACTGTTGATGTAAGTATAGATGAAGAAGAGTTTGATTTTGTAGAAAAGTCTTTTAAAGAAGCAAAACTTCCACTTACTTATGTATCAGGAATAGATAAAAAGGATTATTCTCAAGTAGAATTTGGTAAATCCTTTATTGAAATAGAATTTACATATACTTTATAGGAGGAATATAATGGAAATTAGTAAGATTTTAATACCTGAGATTGCAAAAGGAGAGCCAAATATATCTGTATTTGCAATAGCAAGAAGTGTATTTAAAGATGGTTTAACACCTGTAAGAACTTACCTTATGAAGAAAGATACTAAAATTAAAAGTATTGATGAGGTAAAAGGTGTTAAGTTTAGAGGAGGAAGTTGTTACTGTATAGAAGTAGATGATTTTAAAGTAAATCCACTTCCTACAAAAATAAGAGATAAAGTTAAAGTAGTATTTTTTGTTAGAAGATGGGAAACTCCTAAAGAACTTATGGAAGATTTACTTTATTCTACTCAATTTGAACCAGATGAAGTACTTGTAGTTTATACTACAGTTGATAAAATTAACTATATCTATGATAGAAAGGTTAATTTAGAACTATATGAAACTATATCTTTACATAATCTAGATATGAAAGTAATAGCTGTTTATGATGGAATGAAAGATAGTATTACTGAAAAGAGATTTAGAAGATGTGATATAATTACTTTTGATGGTATTATTGCAAGTGGATATGGTGAAAATAAAGATGAAGCACAAAAAGATGCTAATAAATGGATAGATTTTGCATATAAATCTGATAGTTATAGTTATAGTTATATTGATGTATCTATGATGGATTATGTAAATGATATGATTGATGGCTCTGTTTATATACTTACATATAAAGAAGATAAATATCAAGCACCTAATGAAGAAAATAATGGTTATGTTACTAAGTATTATACTAAATATGAATTTATGAAAGTAGATTTAAGAAGTAGTTATATTACTTATAGTAAAGAAACAGAAAAGATACCAGATGATAATAGCTTAGAGAAATATTATGAAGGTGGATTTAGAGATATTAAAGTAACATTTCCGGGTACAAGAGAACCTTTCTATATAAAGTTTAACTGTCCTTCTGTAAGAGTGGTACATAAAAATATAATGCTTGAATATTTGGATTTGTGTGATTATTTAAGTAATACTTTAAAGGATTTAGCTACAAAAATAACTCTTTGTGATGAAGATTTTGTACAAACACAAGATTACTTTGTATTCCATGAAACAGCTGTTGATACATTTAAAAGTTATGTAAATAGAGCAAATGGAAATAATAATGAATATATTGACTATTTTTATGAGTTCTTAGAACTTAATAACTTTGAATTTAATGCAGAAAAAGATGATTTAGATACTATTGCTACTAGATTTATTAGTAAATTATTTGATAGTTTAATAAATCATGGTTTTTCTAGATATAAACAAATCTATCGTAAATAGATAAATCTCTCCTAAAGATTTTATTTACAAGTTGTATCCCATACAAAACCTCTTATAAAGAAACTAATCTTTATAAGAGGTTCCCCTTTTTTATTTTCCGCAATTTAATAAATCAATAATAAGTAAACGATTTAAAGGAGGATTGATAATATGGAATTTCCATTAAAAACAGTAGAAGAAATAAACTATTCTATATCTCTTGATACAGAGAAAGCATTTAAAAACTGTATATCTACAGACCCATACAGTTTAACTCATTTTAAGAAAAGAATAGTATATCCATTTCTTGACTGCTTAGAAGATATAGGTTATGATAGTAGATATATTTACTCAAAAGAGTTCTATCCATATCATAATACAAATGATATTCTAATAGGTAAGATGCAAGATAATGCTTATTATTTCTTAGGAACTGCTTATCTTGCTAAGCATTTAGTAAGTATAGAACATGAACTAGATACTTATGGTAATACTTACAGACTTAAAGGATTTACTAAAATAGCTAATTCTATAGTAGTACTTTATAGTAATTTATCTAGAGAACTTTGTAAAGAAATTGCTATTAGAATACTTAAAGTAAAAGATTATATAGTAGATGAATGGAAAACTGTTATAATGACTAAAGGAATTTGGATATCTCAGGCTAAAAGAGAGTTTGGAGAAGTAGTAGAGAAGATATTTGATAATAAAAGAGAGGAAGTTTGGGAGTATATTAAAAGTACTAATATAGCTCCAACTAATATGAGTTTTGATGATTTGAAACCTTATTATGATGATTATTTTGAATTTATAGAAGATTTAGCTTCTTTCTCTGTTGAGAGAAATATATTTAATTGCAATAATGGAGTTATAAGAAAGTCTTCTATTATGGATGATAAGTATTGGAATGGACATCCTACTAATACTTCTGGCGTAATTTATAAGATTAAAGAAGCTATTCGTAAGGTTTATAATAAAGTAAAGTATTTTTTAGAGATAATGTAAAGGAGAAATATATGTATTATAATGATTTCATACAGTATTATATAAATAACTCAAAAGTGTTATTTGATAAGTATGTTGTAGATAAAGTTGATATAAAGAAAGTAGATATTAAAGAAGAAAGAACTAATTATATAGAGCATTTTGTACAACCTATGCATAACTTTTTAGATAGATTAAAGACTTATGGATTTATGTATACATTATTTAATAGGTCTTTTATGAAGCTTAATATTATAAATGATGAAGATTTCTTTGATAAGCAATATGATAATGAGTATTTTGCAGCAATGTATTTAGCTAAATTTACTTTTGATGCTTATAATAAAGATTATAAAGAAGGAACATTTGGAGAAGTAGTTGCATCTATTATCTACTTCTTTGATAAAGGATGTTATGTTTTAGATGAACTTCGTGAGGTTCTAAAACTTGATGTTAAAATTAGAGACATATATCAAGGGTATATAGATAAGCATATACTTAGAAGTAGAAGAAGAAAATTAATAAGAAAAGATATAAAAGAATTATTTATAAAAGAAAGTCAAAAGTTTATAGGAAATATTCCAGAACGTAATAAACTTGATATTAATAATCCTTTAGATGCTACAAAAATAGCTAAACTTACAAAAGCTGCAGATAAAATGCTATCTTTTGTTAAAACTCTTGCAGTTATAAGTTTTGAAGTAGGTTTAGGTGATATTACTTGGGATGCAACTAAAGTAAGATGTCGTACATATAAAGATTTATGGGAGTGTAAATGGGATAGCAGTTTTAGTAAAAATAAAGCTATGCCTGATTTATTATTCCCATTTTATAAATTTTATTATTGGGTATGTTTATAGAAAGGAGAATATTATGAATATTATAATTACACCTCAATATATAAAAGGTAACTTTAGTGTAGTAGAAATGTTTTCAGATACATTTATAAATAACATATTAACTAAAGAAACTGATAGAGATATAGCTAAAGATTATATGGTTAAAATAAAGGATAAAGTTGATAGAATAATAAACTATTTTTCTGAAGTAAATTATAAAGTAGATAAAAATAATATATTTGAACTTAATCCTGCATTATCTGAAATAACTTATTATAATTTAAATAAAGAAACTATAGATAAAGAATATGAGGAATATAATAATCTTATAGATGAATTAGTTAATTTTGTTAAAAATAGAGGAGAATAAAGATGCAATCAAGTAATGTTTTTAAGGAGGAATGGATAAGTTGTGTTATAGATACATTAAATCTTGATAAGAAAGAGCATGATAGACTTGAGAAAATCTATAATGATAACTTTGTAGATACAGAACTTAATGTATATAATACAGATAACTATCAAAATCGTAAAGTAAGTTCTACTGATGCTTACTTTACTATTCCTAAAACTTGCACTATTAATGAAAATGGAGTGCTGTTTTATAAAGCTGATATAAAACGGTCTCCTAACTCTCTTATAATAAATAATAATTCTAATAAAAGACAAAAAGAAAAAAGAGAGAAGAATGTTAATGCTGCACTAGGAAATGAAAAAGAGTCAGAAAAACATGCTAATACAGAACACCATGTTAAAGGGTTTCTAAATTATCTATATGGACTATTTGGATACAAAGGCTCTTTCTTATTTAATAAAGAAGTTGCAGACACTGTTACAACTGGTGCTAGAAATATAACAGCAGTTGCTTCTATGGTAATGGAGAGCTTTGGTGGAGACTTTAGATATTATACTGTACTTGCTCACACAAAACTTATAGAAGAAAGTAATAAAGATTTGCTTAAAAATACAAGAAAATATACACTTCCTGAAGTAACAGATGATGATGTGATGAGAAATTTACTTGGAGAACATTATGATGGATACTATGCTAAATCATTTTTACTATCAAAAGTGAAAGAACTTACGCAGGAACAGAAGTCAGTTCTTTATATAAGAAATAACTTTATGGCTTGGGTAGAAATAGCAGAAGTTAAAGAAGTATTTATTCGTATATTTTCTAAATGTAAAAAAGAAAATATAAATACTTCTGATAAAGATTATCTAGTTAATAAGTTTGCTATTATAGATGATAAATGTTTTCCTATA